AACGCTCTGAGCGAGCGAGCGGTCGGAGGCGAGCGCGGGCGGCTTGAACGCCGGCGGCGTGACGACATCGCCGCTCGCCGCTTCATGGGCCGAGTCGAGCGCTCCGAGCATGACGGCGTGCATCAGTGCTCGCTCGGTCGGCTCCGCGAACGACGACAGGTCCGCGATCCCGATGGCGCCGAGGATCTGCCGGTTGATGCCGGATGCGTTGTCGCTCGTGATCGCGACTTCGACCGCGCGCGCCCACTCGCCCGTCACGATCGAGACCGCGCGGACGCCGTCGTCGATGATGTGCTCGGGCGAGCCGTTCGCGCTCGAAGGCTGCACGAGCCGGAGCGCGCGGGTGCCGCCGCAAGAGCGACAGTCCAGCGCCTGGAAGAGCGGCGCCCGAGCGTCGAGGAGACGCGCGGTCGCCGAGTTCACTCGAGCCGGGCCCGCCTCGCGCCGTAACCGTCCACACCTCTAGCCTGCGCCTCGAGGGCGCTCGCGCTCGGCGGGACCTTTCCCGAGCACAGGAGGTCGAGCTCGCGGTGCACCTCGGCGAGCTCCGCATCGGTCGGAAGGCGCGAGGCGGGGACGAACGCCGGATCGTTCATTCGGCGATTCTCACACGACTCCGGACCTCCGAAGTTCAAGAGTGACGATCGTCAGTCGGACGACTCGAAGAGTGACGAGAGTCAGTGTGTGACGGTTCCGAGATTTGCTCTGTCAGACTCGCGCGCATGCTCGAACGGGAACTGCGTTCGTACGAAGCTCGCCTCCGCAAGCTGTCGCGACAGATTACTCACGCCGATCTAACGGCAGCCGCGAACGGCGCCGCTCAAAGCCTCTCGCTCGGGTCGCTACCGTACGGCGGCGTCATCTCGGGTCGCTCCGTCGTTCTCACGACGTATTTCACCGGCGGCAGCGCGTCGGCGGCGACGCTCGCGCTCGGCGTCGCGAGCGACGTCGACAGCCTGATGGCGGCCCTCAACGTCCTCGACACGACGACGCTCGCCATCCCGCTTCAGGGCACGGCCGGCGTCTCGCCGCTCGGCGCGTACGGAGGCATGGAGCTCCTCGCGACCTTCGCGCCCGACGGCGGGCACACGCTGCTCGCGCTCACCGCGGGCTCGGTCCTCGTCGAGGTCTACTACAGCGTACCGGACGCAGCGGCCTGATGAAGCGCCGTCGACTCGCGGACTTCACCCGTCAGGCGCCTCCCGTTCGGCTCCTCGCCGACGCTGCGCCCGCAGAAGCAGACGCGGCCGCGGCGCCCGTGATCCCGGAGCGCAAGTGGATCCACGTCGCGAGCGAAGGGGCGTTCAAGGGCCACGCCGACGGCGAGTTCAAGCTCGATCGCGCCGTCTTCGAGGCGTTCGTCACGCGCCTGCACGCCGACGCGCAGTTCAAGGCGGGCGAGGACGGCGTCGGCATAAACCCCGTCATCCCGTTCGACTACGAGCACGTGAGCGAGCTCGACCCACGAGAGGGCAGCGTGCCGGCGACGGGCGCGCCCGCTCCCGCCTGGGTGCTCGACCTCAAGGTCGAGACGAGCGCCGAGGGCAAAGCCGAGCTCTGGGCGTACGCGAAGCTCGGCGAGGCCATCCGCTCGCAGATGGCGAAGGACGAATATCGATTCGTCTCGATCGCGTTCAACCTCGAGTCGACCGACGCCGTGACGAACAAGGCCGCGGGCCCTCACCTCACGAGCATCGCGTTCACGAACCATCCGTTCCTGCGCGACCTCGCGCCGATCGCGGCCCGACAGACAGGCCTCCGAAACTACTACGGAGATCCCGCGGGGAGCGCCGAGGAAGGGTTCGAGTTCACGCGCGCGATCCTTCAGCTGCCCGCCGCCACCACGACCGAAGGCGTCATCGCCGAGCTTGCGAAAGTCGTCGCCTGGGCGGAAGCGCCCGCGACCGCTCCGCTCGGCGTCGATGTGGCCGAGGTGATGACGGACCTTCGCAAGGCGTGGGCCGTGCCGATCACGAGCCTGCCTTCCGACCTTCTCGCGATGGCGAAGCAAGCCTCCGAGCAATTGATCCAACCCGCCGGGGCGCCGCCGTCGGCGCCCGTCACCGCCCCAGCACTCAAGGAGTCGACCATGTCCCTAGATGCCGTAAAGAAGAAACTCGCCGCTCACTTCAACGGCAAAAGGGGCGTCATCGCTCTCGACTCCGAGGAGGCGATCGTCGAGGCGGTCGACACGGCGCTCGCCGACGCGGGTTCGCTCACCGAGCTCCTGAAGGCGCTCGGCTTCGAGAGTGCCGGCGCGGCGCTCCAGGGGATCCCTGACCTCCTCGCCGCGAAGGCGAAGCTCTCCGACGCACTCGCGCAGCTCGAGGAGGCGATGACGATGCAGTCGCACATCGACAACGCGACCGAGACCGCGGACGTCGCCGCGGCCATGAGCGCGAAGGGCTACCCCGACGACGAGCAACTCCGCACCGCGCTCTCCGCGCGCCGCTCGGGCGTCATCGCCGAGGAGTTGAAGAAAGCGGGCGATAACGCCCGCCCGAAGCAGCTCTCCGAGGCGCGCAAGGCGGGGCGCCGCGCCTTCCTCGCGAGCTACGGCGTCGCACCCGAGGGGCAGGAGAACCTCCTCACGAGCCTCGTCGCTGGGCCGAATGGCGCGCAGCTCACGGCGCCGAAGGCACTCTCGAAGACGCCGCCCGCACGCAAGCTCGGCATCGGAGCAGGCCACGGCGCACCGAAGACCATTTCACTGAGCGGCCTCTCGGGCGCGAACCCGACCGAGAAGCTCGTGAACTGGGTCCGCGCGAACGATCCGAACGGAGCAACGCTCAGCTGGGCAGAGCTCAACCGTCGCGCTGCGGATCTCAAGCGCGATGAGAACGTGACGATCGAAGACGCGAACTAAGCGTCTGCCGCCAACCCTTTTGACGTCTCCGAGGAGCGAACAATGCCGCTGACCAGTCCCACCATGGCACCCGAGTTTCGTCCGGGTCGTAACCGCACGGGAGGCCCGCTCGCGCGCTACCTCCTCGTGAAGGTCGACACCGGAAACACGCCTGACGGCATCGTCGTCACGGCGACCGACACCGACGTGCCGAAGGGCGTCACGCACAACGCGTCGCTCGACGGCCAGAACGTCGATGTCTGCATCAAGGGTCGTCACCCGTGCACGGCGAGCGGCGTCGTCGCCGTCGGCGCGCGCGTTGCGCCCGACGCGGCCGGCAAGGTCAAGGCCGCCGAAGCCGGCGACACCGTGATCGGGTTCGCGGTCGATCCCGCAGCCGCCGACAACGACGTCTTCACCGTCGAATTGAACATCCCCGCCAGCGTCTGGTGATTCCGGGGCGCGCTCCTCATCCACGTCCGACAGGAAAACCAAACACCATGTTTGCCACCAATCCGCAATACGTCTCCGTGCAGCTCGCGAGTCCAGAAGACGCGCGCCTGCTCGGCGTGCCCGGCTCGCAGAACATCCGGCTCGCGCTCACGCCCGCCGACGTGAGCTCCCTCGAGGAGCTCGACACGTACCTCCCGGGCTATAGGCCCTTCGGCGGCTTTCGCGGCGACGAGGTCGCGCCGATCTTGCTCCGCGACAAGGAGGTCGGCACCTACCGAGTCTTCGGGATCTCGAACCTATTTCGGCGTGTGCACACGGAGATCAGTCTCCAGTCGCCCGTCGGCGAAGTGGACCCCGAGACGGAGCTCGTTCCGTATCAGATGATCCCGCACGGGCTCGGCTCGTTCCTGCCCTGGGAGACGGAGAACTCGGCGAGCTTCGACCTGAAGCGCGCAGCGGGCGAGCGCGTGAAGGATCTTCTCTACACCGAGCGCGAGTACTCGATCTGGAACACGCTCCGCACGCTCGGCAGCTGGGGCGCCGGGCAGCGCGTCACGCTCGCGGCTGGCTTTCAGTGGAACGGGGGCGTGAACTCCGACCCCATCGGCGACCTCCAGACCCGCATCCGTGCGAGCGCGCAGCCCGTCACCGACATCTACTTCGGCCTGCGCACGAGCCACGCCTTCCTCTCGCATGTGAAGGTGCGCGACTACATGCGATCGTTCTACGGCGATCTCGCCCCCGGCACGAACGTCATGCGCGGCGCGGGAGTCCAGGGGTCGGGCGAGATGATCGACTACGTCCTGCCGGGCCTGCCGCCGATTCACGTGGCGACCGCCGTCACGCAGAACGACACGACGGGCGCGCTCGACGAGATGATCGGCGGCGACGTCATCATGCTCTCGAACCCCCCGGGCGAGCCCTCGAACTTCGAGCGCATCCAGACCGTGCGCACGTTCCGGTCGCGCGGTCCGAGCGGCACGGGCTGGACCTCGCGCGAGTATCGCGTGGAAAACCGCGGCCTCAACGGCGGCACGATGATCGTCGCCGGCTACTCCGAGGTCGTCAAGATGGTCGCGCCGACGACGGGCGGCCTCATCAAGAACGTCATCCAGTAAAAAGGGAGCCCGAACATGGCACAGCATCCGAGACCGAAGGACGAGCCGCAGGTGTTCCACGGCGCCCCCGTCGAAGCCGTCGTCTCGACGGGCGACATCACGGGGGCCAAGGTGCTCGGCACCGACCCTGAACCCGCCCCCGCCCCGTCCGCGCTCGCTTCCGAGGAGGCGGCCCGGCAGGCCGTGAACGAGACGCAGGAGGAGTTTCGGACGCGCGAGATGGCGCGCCGTCAGAACCTCGCCGAGCAGACGAAGGTCGGCGGCGACGTGAACCACGACGCGGCGCGGGCCGAGGGCGAGCGGCGCGCTCAGCTCGAGCGCGAGAAGCGCCTCATGAAGCGGAAGCCCGGCATCTACGTGCGAAGCCAGGTGAAGCTCATGAACGAGGCAGGCGTCGCCATCGAGTGCCCCGAGGGCATGCGCCTGCCCGACGAGATGGTCTCAAGGATCTCGGACCTCAAAGCCCTCTGCGACGGCGGCGTTCTCGACGACCTACGCTGAGGTTCGGCGGTGTTCGTCAACGACAAGGACCTCTCTCGCCGGCTCGGTGAAGCGAGGTTCAAGCAGCTTTTCGACCACGACCTCGACGGCAAGGCCGACGCGGAGCTCGTGGCCGAGGTCTGCACGGACACGAACCGCGAGATCGAGAGTCTCCTGCTCGGCAAGGGCTTCACGCACGACCAGCTCGAGAAGCTCTCGCAGGACGAGACGCTCCGCCGCGCGGGCGCGTGGATCGCGGCCGAGATGGCGGTGCTCGCCAAGCCCGACATGGTCGCGCCCGACGGCACGACGGCCTACAGCGAGCAGGCCAAGCGCGCGCGCGAGGCGATCAAGACGATCGCCAGCGGCGAACGCCGGCTCGCCGCCGAGCAGGTCGCGGGTCCGACGACGAGCATTCGCGGCCACGTGTCGGAGCCGACGCCAGGCTTCTACGTGGCTCCGAGCATCGCGAACCCCAAGGGCCCGGGCGGCTTCTGAACATGTCGGGGTCGGACGACCTCCGGGTGCGGTTCGACATGGCCTCGCTCGGGCCGATGCTCGAGGAGCTCCGGCAGCGCGGCGGGAACATCGGCGCGCTCACGCCCGTCATCGCCGAGGACCTGCTCGAGAGCGTGCTCGAACGGTTCGAGCTCGAGAGCGGGCATGCGCAGGGGCCGTGGCCCGAGCTCGCCCCCGCGACGCTCGCCCGGCGACGCGCCTCGGCGAGCCCGAAGATGCTCCGCGACACGGGCCTGCTCTTCGGTAGCATCACGGCCTTTTCGAGCGAGGAGGAGGCGATGGCGTTCACGAACGTACCCTACGCGAAGTTTCACGTGAGCAAGGCGGGGCGCGGGAGACTCCCGCTCCGGGACTTCTTCGACATCGACTTCGAAGCTGTGGCCGAGCGCGCGGCCGAACTCGTCGCCGCGGAGCTCGCCTGGTGAGCATCGACCGGCTCGGCCGCGCGCTCATGGCGCAGCTCTCCTCGCTCACGGGGAGCCGCGCCGCGGGCGTGGCGCGCGTCCGATCGGCCATCGGCGCGGCGATCGTGCTTTCGCCCAACACTTACGCGATCCCAGTGATCGACGGCTCGGCGCACGAGGAGCTGCTGGTCAAAGTCGCCTTCAACCCCGCGACGGAACTCGAGCACAAGCAAGGCGGCGAGTGGACGGTCGACCCCACGCTCGAGCCCGAGGGGACGCTCGTCAGCTTCGTCGCGAGCATGGGCGGGGCGATCTTCAGTTTCCCCGTCGGCTCCCGCCTCGTTTTTCTCCCCCACGTGCCAGGGCTCGAGCCGAGCGCGCAGGTCACGACCGAGTTTGCGGGCGGCATCGAGGGGCGGGTGAAACAGATCGTCGTCTTCGACGACATTCAGAGCCCGGCCGAGGAGCTCGCGCTTTTCCAAGCCAAGGTGCGGGCCGTGCCTGCGCTCGTGCTCGCGTGGATGCAGAGCGCTCCGACCGAGGGCCGCACGGCGGGGCTTTCGCAAGGCGGGTCGCGCAAGGGCCGCGCCGTGCGCGCGTACTATGAGACCTGGGCGCTCTACGTCATCGCCGCCGATTCGACGGGCGAAGAGGCGCGGCGGCGCGAGGCGCTCGACATCATGGAGACGGCGCGCGAGCTCCTCACCGACCGGCGACGGAGCGACGACGGCGAGACGTTGAGCGCGATGGGCACGGGGATCGAAGTGCTGTCGAGCGTGCGCCTGAGGCCGCGGCGCGAGAGCGCGGCGCGCTTCCTCATCACGTTCCGCACCGTGGTCACGCTCGAGGGCACGAACACGCGTTCGTTCACGCCGTGGCAGACATCGAAGATCGAGAGCTTCGTCGAAGCCGGCGCGGGAAACCCGGAGCCTCTCGTCGTTCACGCGCCCGAAGTCGAGATGCAGGACGAGTGACGCTCGTCACTCGCACTTGACGAACGTCACTAAGCAGGGAGTCACGAGGTCGAGTCGATAGACTCCGAAGCGTGCCGAACGATCCTCTCGCCGATCCGGACACCCACTTCGTTTCGAGCAATCCTGACGCCGGTCCGGTGACGCGCTTCAGCGTCCCGAACTCGCCCGGCGGGAGCGTCTACATCGGCGCCGAGCGCGACCCCGCCAATCCGAAGGTCGTCGTCTTTCACGCCGAGCGCATCGTCGCCATCCCGGGCGACGAGTTCCGGCGCTTCGCGCGTGAGTACGGGCGCGCCATTCGCGACGGCGGCCTCGTCGTGCACAAGCGCGAAGCGTGGGAAGCGCAGAGCCGGCAGGAGCAGGAGCAGAAGCAAAGCCAGCGCCCCCCGGAACGTAAGCCCGAGACGCACGCGACCCACGCCGCGACCCACGCGCCCGAGCGCAAGCAGGAGAGCTGATGGCACTACCGAAAGCCGTGCAGTCGAGCGTCAAGACGCCCGGCATTTACATCGCCGTGAACCTGCTCGCGGGAGCCGCGAACGCAGGGGCGAGCGCGCTTCAGGCGCTCCTCATCGCGCACAAGTTCAGCGGGGGAGACATCGTCGAGGACACGGAAAAGCGTCGCTGCTACGGCGCCGACGAGGTCGCGACGGCGCTGAACGAGGGGACCCCCGGCCACCTCGCCGCGATCCAGATGTTCCTCGCGTTCGGTAACCTCGTGCTCGACGTCATCGCCCCGACCGCGCCATCGGGCGCGGCGGCCGAGCAGACGTTCACGATCTCAGGCGCGCCGACCGACACGAACCAATTTCTGTTCGACGTCGCGGGCCGCGAGATCGGCCCCGTCGCCTGGGCGGCGGGCGAAGCGATCGCGGTCTTTCGAGCGCGCGTCGTCGCAGCCGTGAACTCGGTTCGGCCCCTGCCGGCGACGGCTGTCGACGGCACGGCCCCGGCCGAGGTCGACATCGTGGCGAGGGGCGGCGGCACGTGGGGTAACGACGTGACGGTCGGCGTGAGGAAGCTGAGCGGCGCGGGCGGCCTCGTCACGGCAGATGGCGCGACGCTCGCGGGCGGCGCGACCGAGTTCAATATCACGACCGCGCTCTCGCTCGTCTCGACCACCGAGTACGCGGCGATCGGCCTGGCGACGAGCAACGCAGACGCGAGCCTCGCCTCCGCCTCGAGCAACGCCGAGCGGCTCATGCTGCACATCGAGACGCACAAGTCTGGCCTCGGCGCGCTCCTTCAATACGGCTTCGTCGGCCACACCGGGAGCGTCGCGAACGCGAAGCTCGGCGCCATCGGCCGGAACGCGGTCGACATGACCTACAGTTACGCGCGCTCGGCGCAGAGCCTTCCGGCGGAAGTCATGGGCTGGGATCTCGGCGACTCGATGCGCTGGTATCAAGTGCGGGCGAACTACAATCGCATCGGTAACCGCGCGCCGTATCTCATCGGCTCCAAGGATCCGACGAACGACAAGCTGAGCCCGACCGAAAGCGAGGACCTGCTTTCGAACGGCGTCAGCCCGTACAACTTCGCCCCGAACTCCGACGAGCTCGCGCTCGTCGCCCCCATCACGACGCACTCGCAGGACTCGGCGGGAAACCCCGACAACCGTTGTTATTACGCGAGCGACGTCTGGGGTCAGAGCGCGATTGCGCGCGACCTCCGCACGGCCCTGCCGCAGGAGTTCCCGAACGCGAGCATCACCGAGGACCTGCCCCCGAACGCAGACGCGCTCCCGCCGGGAGTCGTAGAGCGCAAAGACGTCTACAGCTTCTGCGTCTCGCGCGTGAAGGGCTGGGGACGGCTCGGCGTCGCCAACATTCCCTATCTCGATCAGGTCATCGCCGACGGCTCGTTCGCGGTCGAGATCGACGAGGGGGACGCGAGCCAGGTCAACATTTTCATCCCCGACCGCATCGTGAAGCCGCTCGCGAAGATGAGCGCGGTTTTCCATAAGACGGGCTGAGTGAGGAGCTTTCATGCCGCAAGGTGACGACCAGCTCGTATTCCCCCAGAGCTACCTGGCGATGGGCAACGGTGACCTCGTGCAGGTCACGGACTTCAAGGTTTCCTTGAACAACAAGGGCAAGCAGGTCCACACCCAGCGACGCCCCGGCGCGGGCGTCGTCAAGGGCAAGCCCGAGTGCTCGGTCACGTTCAACTCTTCGATCGACGAAGGCGGCAGCGAGCGCGACTACTGGGCGCTCGTCCAGAAGGGGACGGTGAAACAGATCCGCGCCAAGACCCCGGGCGGCAAGACCTTCGTCGTCAACGGCATGTACACGATGTGCGACCTGAACGGCCCGCTCGAGGACGCGACGACGATCTCCTGCACCTTCATCGGGCGCATGGAAGATCAGTAAAGCGCGCGCGCACCATGGCGGACAAGAGCGAGGAGCAGCGGCGCGAGGAGGTGAGGCGCGCGGTCGAACTCACGCTCGACCGCTGGCACGAGCTCGGCATCGTCGACTCGGACAACGGCCCGCTCCTACCGACGAAGATCCGCGTCCGCCGCGCAGCCGACGGCGGGTTCGACGAGACGCCGTGCATGCTCATGCTGGTCGATAACCAGCGGCGCTATCAGGCTCGCACGCGTGCACGCAAGTGGGCGCAGGAGCAGGGGCTCGACTCGCGGCGCGAGGGTGAGGGCGCGCAGGACGCTGACCTCGTGAAGGAGCTCGAGAGCTTCGAGGAGCTCGCGTTCGCCATTCGCGAGCCGAAGCCGCCTCACGTGCAGATGTTCGCGACGGGCGGCGCGCTCTTCGCGAAGTACAAGCAGCACCCGCTCACGGAGATTTACGGGCAGCTGAACGAGTGGACGAGGCTCAATGATCCGAAGTGCGGAGAGCTCGACCCCGAGCAGCTCTGGGCCGTCATCAGCGAGATTTCAAGAGAGGGACACCTCCTCCCTTTAATGCGTATCGATGGGCACGCGCAGAGCGCTTGTATTGCGCTTTCGGCACGAGCAGCTTTGCACTCCCCGATGGCACCGTCGCACTTGCGGCTGCCATGGATCTGGAGTGCGGACGGCGCGTCGAAGGGCTCGGCATCTCCGCCCCCGACCTCGCTCGGATCTTCGGCATCAAGCTGAAGCCGCGGTGACAGCGGCCCGAGGCGAACATGGCCGAACGCGAAGCCTCTGTAAAACTCACGCTCGATAACGGGCAGTTCATCGTCTCGCTTCGCCGTGCGGGCGACGCCGTCGAGGACGTGCAGAAGAAAGCCGCGAAGAGCGCGAGCGCTTGGACCGCCGGCCTGAACGGCGCGAAGAGCGCGATCGGAAGCCTCTCCGGCATGGTCAAGCAGGTGGTCGGCGCCGCTGCCGGCCTTGGCGGCGCGTTCGCCCTCGGATCGGGGATCCATCAAGCGATCTCGCTCCGCGAGCAGTTCAGGACCATCGAGTTTCAGATCCGGAAGACCGGCAACGCGACTGCCAACTGGGAAGACCTCCTGAACAAGGCGCGCACGGCTGCCATCGCGACGGGGCACTCGACCGGCGAGATGGGCGAAGCCATGACGACCCTCATGGAGGGCGTCGGCGACAGCAAGTTCGCCGTCGGCGCGCTCGAGCATGTCGGCAACGCGGCGAAGGTGACGAACAAGTCACTCACGCAATGGGCGGACGTCGCGGGCATGCTGAAGGAGAAGTTCGGCGCAACGCTCGAGACGTTGCCCGGCATGATCGCCGTCGTCACGGAGAAGACGGGCAGCGGAGCGCTGAAGCTCGAGGACATGGGCGAGAAGTTTGCTCTTCTCGCCGGCGAGGCCGCGGACGCGGGCTTCACTGGCGAGAAGGGCCTCTCATCTGTCCTCGGCATGCTGGGCGCTCTCGACGATCGGCTCGGAGCGCAGAGCATCCCCGCCTTCAAGAAGCTCTTTCAGGTGATGAAGGACGGCTCGGCCGGGTTCAAGGACCTGCAAAAAGACGCGGGCGTGAAGCTTGCGCCCGACATGAGCGGCGCGGAGAAGCTCCGAGCGTTCATGTCGACGGCCAAAGGCCGCAAGGCCATGACGGAGAAGCTCGGCGGCGAGCAGCGCGTCGTTTTCGACGAACTCTCGAAGCCGTTCGAGGAAGCGTTCAACTCCGCCAAGCAGAGTTCCAAGAACACGGAGGCCGCGACGGCCGCTGGTCTCGCGGCGTTCGACAAGGCCATGGCGGCGATGGGCGAGCACGCGCTTACGGCCAAGCAACTCGCGGCCGAAGCTAAGAAGCGCGCCGATGACGACCCGATGGCGCAGCTCAAGCGCGCACAGGAGATGTTCGTCGAGGGGCTCGCCAAACCCGAGGTGTTCGAGGCGATGGACAAGCTCGCCAAGCACCTCCCTGTCCTCGCGAAGAAACTCGCCGAACTCGTCGAGTGGGCGGTCAACAATCCAATCGGGGCCGGGCTCGGCGCGGTCGCTGCCGTCGGCGGAGGCGGCGCTTTGAAGGGCATGGCGGGCAGCCTCGGCGGTTCGCTCCTCAGCTCAATGGGCGACGTCCTGAAGGGCAAGGCGGCCGATGCCGGCGGCTCGTTCGCGAGCAAGGCCTTCGGCGCAGCGGGACTCGCGGGCGCGGGCATCATGCTCGGCGCGGCCGTCATCGCCGCCTTCACCGAATACCGGGACCAGCAAGAGCAGGAGGCGAAGGACAAGCGCGAGGCAGCGATCAAGAAAAAGGGCGGCGACGTTGCGGCCATCGGCACGGCAGTTGCTGGCATGACGGAGGAGGAGGCGTTCAAGGAATACGGCGACAAGGGCCGACGGATCAAAAAAGGCGACCTCACCCCCGAAGAGCGCGAGGCGTTCTCCCAGGCCGCGCAGCTTGAGAGCGAAGGGCTCGATCGCACCGAGGCGGCGGTGGGACGCACGAAGAACACGGCTTACAGCGCCGAGATGTCGATACCGGGCCTCAGCAAGATCATCTCGCCCGAGGCGAAGCCGGACGCGATCAACTACCTCAAGTACGGCAACTTGCCGACCATGCCTGAAGGCGGCTGGCCCGCCGGCGCAGCGCCGCCGGCCGCCGCCGCACCGGCAGGCCCGACCAAGGTGAGGATCGAAGACCAGGACAACTTCGGGCAGGCGCTCGCGCGCGCTCTCTCGAATTCAGAACTCAAGGTCAAGGTCGTCGCTGACTCGAGCGGCTCGCGCGGACCGCTCAAGCCACCGCCTCCGGGGGAATCATGACGGACGGAATCAGCAGCCAAGGGCTCATGAACGTTCAAGAGCGCTTCCCCGTCGCATCGTTCACGGTGGGCAGCGAGTGGGTCGACTTTCCGATCGAAGATGACTCGCTCTCGGGAGGCAACCGCATCGTCGAACACGCGCGGCCGTACCGCGATGGCGCGAAGCTCGACGACACCGGCAGCCAGCCCAGGCGCTGGACGCTGAACGCCATCTTCAACAACACGATCCGCGAGCCCGGCATCCCCGAAGATCCGGCGCTTTACCCGGACGTGATGAACAAGGTCATCGAGTTCTTCAACCGGCACGAGACAGGCGATCTGTCGGTGCCGGTCGACGGCAAGGTGCGGGCGCGCGCGCACTCTTACCAGCGCTCGCACAGCCGCGACGAGGTCGACACGGGGCGGCTCGTGCTCACCTTCATCGAGGACAACGAGGACAACGTTGACGCCGCGAGCTTCTCGCGGCCGAGCGTCTACGGCTCAGCGGTGCGGCTCGCCGAGATCACGCACTTCACGGCCGAGCAAGAGGGGGTGTGGTCGGGCGACCTCCAGGACCTGCTCGAGTTTTGCGCGGAGCTCGAGGGGCTCATGCGCGCGCCGGGCGAGTACACGGCCGCTGTCGCGCTCCAGGTCCGCTCCGCGCACCGCGCGATGCGAAGCGTGCTCCAGACCGCGCAGACGGTCGCGCAGGGGAACGACGAGTCTCAGCAGCAGACGAACGCGATCCTCGCGACCTACGGCGTGCCCGTGAACACCATCCTCCAGCTTCAGCGGATGCTCGACGTCACGGCCTACGCGACGAGCGAAAAGAACGGGCAGATGCCGCGCCCCATCCCGTACGTCGTGAGGCAGCCGACGACCATCTACGGCATCGCCGCCGACGTGCGGCAGCCGGTCGCGGCGCTTCTCGAGATCAACGAGCAGCGCATCGAAGATCCGTTTGCGATCGAGCCCGGGACGTACCGGGTTTTCGAAAGGTGGCCGTGACGTGCCGGCCGACACCATCGCGATCACGACCGAGGACGGCAAGGCCTTCGACCGGTGGACGAGCGTCGAGGTTCTGAACTCGATCGTCCGCTCGAACGAGGCGAGCTTCGAGGTCGGGGACGACGGGTCCTGGCTCGACCTCTCCGAGCTCGCGTCGCTCGGCACCCGCTTCACCGTGAGCGTGAACGGTAACGTGCGCGTGACCGGCCGAGTCGAGATCCTGAACTCTCCCCTGAACGCGCAGCAGTCGAGCGTCGTCCGCTTCGTCGTCCGCACCATCATGGCCGACCTGGCCTCGACCGCGGCCGATCCGCGCGTGCGCGTGAAGAACAGAAGCATTCGCGAGGTCATCGAGGCCGTGCTCTTCACGATGACGGACCTCGACGAATCGAGTGCGGGACTCACGATCGAGTACCGCGGCGACGTCGCGCGAGAGCTCATCACGGGCCGCAAGACGCGCGGCGGCGCCGCGCGCAAAGACCTCGAGCCGCTGAAAGAAGAGGCGGCGGCGGTGCAACCGGGAGAGACGGTCAAGGCGTTTCTCGACCGGCACCTGCGTCGCCACGGGCTCATGCTCTGGGACAGCCCGAGCGGGGCACTCGTCATCTCCGAGCCCGACGACGACCAGGAAGCGACTTACAACTTTCGATGCATGCGCGGGCCGGAAGGCAAGTACAACAACGTCCTCAGCATCGACCGCTCGCGCGACGCGACGAGCGCGCCGTCGAACGTCCTCATCTTCGGTTACGGCGGCGGCAAGGATTTCCGGCGCTCGAAGATCAACGCTACCCGCTCGAGCCGGGAGATCCTAAACGCTGGGTTTCGCCGCGAGGTCATGATCCTCGACGAGGGGATCAAGACGAAGGAGCTCGCCGAGCGCGCAGCGGCGCGTGAGTTCAGCGAACGCACGCGCCGGCTCGACACGTTCGTCATCTCCGCCGACGGCCTCTCGTACACCGAGCGCGGAGGCCGCATCAACTACGCGCCCGACACGACGTGCAACATCATCGCCGACACGATCGGCGGCTCGGTCGGGAAGTACTACGCCGAGCAGGTCATGCTCCGGCGCACGGCCGAGGGCGGCGACATCATGCAAATGCAGTGCGTGAAGGCGGGCACATGGACGTTGTGAAAATTGCGAGCCACCTCATCGCGTTCGTGCGCGTCGTCGGGAGCTCACTCGGCAGCAAGCGCGGGGCGGTCCTCTACGACGTCGCGGGCGTCGGCTTCGAGGACGACCCGGACGATGCGAAGACCGAGACGCGCGACGAGCAAGAGACCTACGGCGCGATCGGCGTCATCGGCCGGCCGCCGAAAAAGCCCGACGGCGATCTCCTGCTCGAAGCGCTGGCGCTCCGGACGAGCGACGGCCTCGTGCCCATCGCCTTCCGCGACGAGCGGATCTTGAAGTGGCTGAACAAGCGAGAGGGCAACCCGCCGCCGAGCGTGCCGAAGGAGGGTCAGATCCTCTATGCGGGTTACGGCGGCGCGTTCCTGTCGTTCGAGACGCTCGACGCTTCGAACGGCCCCACGAACATCATCGTCCTCTACTGCCCTTACGAGCGCGACAGCTCGGGCGTCCCGCAGAAGGCGCACATGCTCATGCTCGACCCGACGAGCGGGAACGAAAGCATCGCGATCGTGCACGCAGAGGGGGTCGCGATCACGATGACGAAGGACGAAGGCGTGCTCATCCGTGCCGACGGCGCGACGACGCTTCAGGTGAAGCCCGGCCTCATCCAAGGCACGGCCGCGAGCATCATCTTGAAGGGCAACGTGACCGTGGGCCGAGCGGGCACGGGCGTCCCGCTCACGCCGTCGCTCACGAGCCCGCCGTGTCCGAGTCTCTTTCTCTCACCCCTCTAAGGAGGTTTTGCCCATGCTCACCGACGATCCGAAAAATGTCGACCCCACGATCGGCCCGACGGGGCAGCAGAAGAGCTACCTCGTGCTCTCCGAGGCGGAGCGAGCGAAGGGCTACGTCAGGCCGGTGCGCACGTCGTATCGCCACCTCGTGTGCGGCGCCGTGACGACGATGCCGCTTGCGATCGCTGAGACGTACGCGCGCGACCCAGGGTTCTACGGCGGGACGTTCTGCGTCCACTGCGTGACCCATCTACCGGTCGGCGAACATGGGGAGTTCGTGTGGATCGACGGCGGCGAGAAAGTCGGGACGTGACGCCATGATGGAACGCGGCGAGGTCATCGTCGATTCACTCGGCGTCGCAACCGGCAGCGGCGTCGCGCTCGTGCTCTACCTCGAGCTCGTCGACAAGTACGACCTCGAGCCGGGCGAGCCGGGCGCCGCGGGCAAGCAGCAGGTCGCGAACCTCTGCAACGCGTTCGCCGCCATGGTCGACTACATCCTCGCGAACGCCGTCGTCTCCGTCACGGTCCCGACGTCGG